TTGTTGTTTTTAAAAGACCATCGTATGTGTCTTTAATCTTTGTGTTTGTTAAAGTAGCCATATTTTTATTTATCTAAATTTTTAAGGTTCTGAGTCCCAATAACCGATTTTACTATTCACTTCTTTGATCGCATCTTGCACAGTCGTTGCCGTTATATTCGTATCTGTGTTATTAAAAGCAACTAATGAGCCAAGCATCTCGGTTTGCATTAAGTCCCATCCACTACCATTATAACGATACAAACCCTTTTGTTTGCGATTAATACCAATAATACCCGTAGTAGTTTTTACTAAGTATATCTCACCCTCTGTCAATTTCTGGACAGTAGCAAGATCAGCGAACGTATCTACTGCACCATCTACTACATCGTCTATCAGATAGACCGAACCCCATCCTATGTTATTTTTTTGGTATGGTAACATTCTTTGTCTTTAAGAATTTCTTTAGTTTAACTATGTTCTCAGTCTTGGGCTTATACCCTTTATCTTTACTCATAATACCCATCCGTTGAATGTTGCATCTGTATCTGGGTGAATATCATCGTTACTATTCGTGTAGTACTCAGGGAACGATTCTTGATTAAAGCTCATATAGTCAATAAACCTACGAGTGTAATACTCTGCAATATCTCGCTCTCTCTGTACTAAGTAATCAATCTCCTCTTTAGTAGCTGACTCTGCATTCTCTGAGATATGCTTAAATACCCCTCCGTTCTTAATCTGATACGCACTAAATGGTAAGTAATCTACCATAGCGTAATGAATAAGCATCGGTTGAATATAAGTGTTTGTCAGCTCTAAGTAATCACCACTTAATGTTCCTGCGATAATATCCGCACTTATCTTGTTGTATAAATCAGTTCCTAAATAGTTTCTAATATGAATCTCTTGTGCGATCTTGATAAATTGAATGAACTTATCAGTATCTACATTCCCATCTAAGATACTATTGCGTACTAAATCTTCTCTTTTTATAAATAATGCTACTGCCATCTTATCTTGGGTTTACAAATCCTTCATTCGGCATATCGACAGGTCGAGTAGCTACCTTAGGGTCATTTACAGGAGGTGTAAATCCTGCTCTTCTCGCTTCGTTTACCGATACTTGTTTATCGTTTTTTAATCCTTCTTCTGGTAGGAACTGCCCTTGAGGATTACGCTTTCTAAAGTAAGTCTTACGCATCCAGAAGTGATGACATCTTGCTCCACCTTTGTATAGCCATATATCGTATGTTGCTGCTCCTCCTACTCCAAATCCTGCGTTTACCGCTTGACTTGACATTCTTTCAATATCCTCTTTACGATATATCTTCTTAGCGTTTACCATCTTTCGACAGAACTCTCTTGAATTGCTTGATGCTCTAAGAGGTGCATACTGATATCTTACTTTGAATAAGGCAATATCTTGCTCACTATCTGCATTAGGGTTAGCTCTACCCGTAGATGCAAGTCCGATCATCTTATCTAAGCTCTCTTCTTGCTCATAATCCACAGGTCGCTCATCTACAAGTTCCCACTCGTCTAAATCCTCATCTTCTCCGTACTCTTCTAAAGCCTCGAATAATTTATCTAAGTCCTCATCAGAAACCTCAGGCTTATCGCTTGACATTTTAACTCCTGTCTCTTCTTCGACTTGCTCTTTAGTAATCGCATTGTCTAATTCTGTAAACTCAAGAGGTTGTAGTGTCTTAAAGTATAAGTGAAGCGTTACATTGTTGAAAGCTAATACTTTTTCAAAGGCATCAATAAGTAGTGTCTGGAACGGTCTGATAACTGTGTTATCCATAAGCGTAGAAGCCGTTTTAAGCTCCTCTGCATTGTTACCTAACCCTGAATTATCTTTGATACCTAAAAGCATCGGAGAAACGACCCTATGAGCTACCATAATCTTACGCATACTCTCATCTGATAAGAACTGATACTGATTGTGTGCATCACTTAATTGAACAGGCTCAATAGAAGCTGCCGTTTCCGCATTGTCATTAAAAGCAAGAATAAATTTACCTGCGTTGCTTGAACCTGAGAACTTCTGATATATTCTCTGCTCGATTAAGGTTCGCTCTTCTTCGTTAGGAACTCCGTTGTTGAAGTTAATAAGCATTGAAGGAGCAAGTCCGTTCATTATGTTGTTTAGGTGATAGTTGCTTATCTCCTCTTCTAATTCAGCGTACTGTAACCCTCCTTGATAATCCACAGGTGAGTAGTAATAGAATCCTGCTCGATAAGGCTTAACGTAAAGGATTTCTACACCCTCTTGTGAGAAACCAAACGCAGGAATGCGCATAGGCTTATCAGAAGGCTTTAACTTAGTCCAATCAGACATATAGTAGTAAGCCTCGATATCTCCATCATCGTTACATTTCTCAGCTCTTAGAGTCTCAACAGGGAAGTGTTCTACTTGTACGATTCTTGAGTGATCTTTAGAGTACACTACTTGCATAGCACATCCACCCATTAGTTTTAAATCATACGCTAACTTTCTTACACAGTCCTTAGAAAATAAAGACTTCATTTGTGCGTACCCATCTGGTTTACGAGAAGAATCGGTAGCATCCAATCCTTTACCATAAATCATCTCAGAGATACCGTTTATAATAGCGTTATTAGTAGGGCTTCCGTTGTACCTATCAATTAAGTACTGAAAGTAATTGTTATCCTCTCCGTAGCTTACCCAATCTCTGTTCTTCTGCTCTACAATCTTTGGAGATGTATAGGCATTGAAGTTTACGACTCTTAGATCGTTATAACTCTTTTCTTTCTTTACGCTCATATTATGATATATTCATTATCGTAAGTATTCTCTGTTGTATATACTCCATCGTTTACAGAGTAGTCAGTAATTGTCTGATCGGTACAGAAAATCTTATCTTTATATATAACGCTTGACCCATCTGTTATTGTCAAATCGTAAAATCTATTCTCAGTTAAACTATATGAGTTATTGATAACCAAGTAACCATTCTCCTCATAATATCCTCCTGCACTATTCCAATTCATATCTACTGATTGCCACTCCTCGTCTGAGTTCTCCCACTCCATTGAATCAAGAGTATAGGTAGTTGAGGTGTTAGTAGAATCATCTCTTAGAATAAGTACAACATCATCTGGATAACTTCTCGGTATCACCCGTATAGTTTGCTCTGATACGCTTGTTGTTAAGATTATCATTTTATTCCTTTATATCTATATAACGCTTAAAGGTGTGCCTTTTGCATTCAAGCATAAAAAAAGGGAGCATATTGCTCCCCTTAATTATCCTTATATTGGTTAGGTTATGATGCAGGTGATACCGCAGGTTCTATTGGTGATGAAGCTGAGTCAGTAACTAAATCATCTAAGAATGCAGGTGGGTTTTTCTCAAGAGCTTCAAAAGTTAAAGTGAATCCTGAGTAATCTCCCATAGCAGCACCCGTTGCAAGAGTACCTCCTGTAAGGTCTGCTCCGTTCTCAAGTCCTACTACCATTTGCTGACCGTTATAATCCTCAACTACGATGTGAGGTCTTGCAGCAGCTAATAGTTTGATTTCGTCTTGAGTTGCAGAGTCAAGTAATGGAAGCTGAATGTTTACGGTCTGAGTATAGAAGATAGAGTTGTTTTCTCTTGAACCATTAATAGCAGTCTCAACAGAAGATGCGCCTCTTAAATCATACCCATACCAAGTTCCATCCACCGCTCCCGCAGTTATAGTTAGACCTCCCTCTACGAAAGCTGCAAAGTAAATCTTCTTAAGACCACCTACTGCTTTAGCACAAGGGTATTGTCTTCCCGTTAGTGATAATGAACAAGCCATAGTATTTTATAAGTATTAAAAAAGGGCAGGTAGGCTCACATTTGGCTTACCCACCCCTTTTATGATTAGACAATTTTATTTCTTATGCAAGAGTTAATAAGGCAAGGTCAGAACCGATACCATATTGTACACCTGCAGTAAAACGCATAATTACTCGTACGTTTTGAGACCCGTCAAGATCAGCCATATCAAGTAATTTAACTTCGTTGTGATCAGATAATAATCCTGTACCGAAGTATAGGTTAGATTTCTGTCCTGCTACGATGTGGTCAGTTGGCATTCCAGGAGCAAGTTGAACTTTGATACCTTCGAAAGAAAGTGCATTGTTGTTGTTGAACCATTGAGTACCTTGTGCTCCAATACCCGCAGCACCAAGTCCGTTAGAACCGAAACCACCTAAGGCACGGATATACGCTTGGTAAGCAACAGTAGGAACGTAGATAGTTAAATCCTCTTTTCCGATAACTGAAGAAGGAAGTGCATCTACTGTGTTTCCTAATAGAGTGATGATGTTAGAAGCGGTGAAAGAAGTCTCAGATCCGTTAGCAGCATCGTTTACATCTCCGTCAGCAGCCATAAGAACTGTGAATCCATCAAACTCACCTGCGGTAGCGTTTACTCCACCCCAAATGTTTTGTTCAGTTTTCTCAGCAACTAATCCTGCAACGTGGCTGATAATGAAATCAGAGAATGAAGGAGGTAGGTTGTCAAATGCAGAGTAACCCATTTGTACTGCTTCCCAATCAGAGCGGAAGTCTTTTTTACAGAACTCTAAGTTTACTTGGAACTCTTCAGGTTGAAGGATT